GAGGCGTGTTCCGTGAAAAAGCACAAGCCAATGATAAATACTATGTCCGGCTGGAATACCACAACTTAGAGGGTACTACATATACCATCCAGAACAAAGCATACCGCAGCGACAGCAGCGGTTCCGTGGGACCTGCAGCCGCTTTGAATGAGGTTCCGGATTGGGCGGATATCCCGCCAGAAGTCAAGATAGAAAACCTGGAAGGACCGCTCTTTGCCTATTTTAAGCCCCCGCAGTCAAACAATGTGGACACCGACGATAAAACCGGTGTGTCCGTATATGGAGGGGCCGCTGTAGACCTCATCCAAAGAGCGGACGAGCAGTGGGATTTGATCCGGTGGGAGTACAAGAGCGGCCAGAGAAAGATATTTATGGACGCTACAGAAACAGTAGCAAGGGACTTCGACAAACGCTTGTTTGAGATTGCTCCGTTCTCCAGGGACGGCAAGTTTTTTGAACAGTTTGAACCCTCTTTTCGGGACGAACCGCTTTATCGAGGGCTACAAAATATTCTGAAACAAATTGAGTTCCAGGTTGGCCTCTCTTATGGCACGCTGTCAGACCCACAAAGTGTTGAAAAGACGGCGACAGAGATTCGCAACAGCAAACAGCGGATGTTTATCACTATCGATAGCATTCAAAAAGCGTTACAGCATACCTTTGACAGCCTGATCTATGCCATGGACGTGTATGCTACACTGTACAATCTGGCGCCTGCTGGAGGCTATGAAGTCACCTATTCTTGGGGAGACAGCGTTCTTGATGACGCTGACGCAAAGGAAAAGGAGCGGGCTAACGACCGGCAGGATGTTTCCATGGGCGTGATGAATGATTGGGAATACCGGGCAAAATGGTATGGAGAGGACGAGGCCACAGCCAAGAAAATGCTGCCGAAAATGGAGGACATGACGAACGAAGGAGAGAATGAGATTGAATGAGATACCCGTTTTCTCCAGAAGTTTTGGATGCGCTTCCGGAAGAATTAGCGGAGTTGTTCCGAAGCCTGGAAGAGACGCTCCTTGATGAAATATGCTCTCGTCTGAAACTGGCCGGAGAACTGAATGAGGTCACGGTGCAGGATATCCGGGCTCTGCGGTCACATGGAATTGGCCTAAAAGAGATAGAGAGGGCCATCCAGCGAACGGCCAATATCAGCGAGCAACGGCTCAATAGACTGCTGGAGGACGTGGTGGAACGTAACCAGCGGTATTACAAAGAGGTCATAGACCTTGCGGGGATGACGGCTCCTGAGACATTGGTAAGCGCTATGGATATTGCCGCGATTACGGCGCAGGCACAGAGAGAGGTCAGCAACCTGACCCGATCCATGGGCTTTCTGGTGGACAGTGGGCGGACGATGCTGACACCAGCCCGTGCTTATCAATGGGCGCTGGATAACGCGGAGATGCAGGTTATGAGCGGAGCAGTCAGCTATAACCAAGCTATTAGAAATACTGTTAAGCAGCTTGCAGACAGCGGCATCAAGATCGTGGCTTATGAGGGCGGACACCGGGACCAAATCGACGTAGCAGCCCGCCGAGCAGTGATGACGGGCGTCTCCCAGCTCTGTGCCAAATACACGGAGCAGAGTGCGGAATACTTAGAAACGCCATATTTTGAAGTATCAGCCCACATCGGGGCACGAGATCAAGGTACTGGATGGCAGAACCATAAAGCGTGGCAGGGCCGGGTGTATTCTGTTAGAACCGGAGACAAATACCCAAGTATCTATGAAGTATGCGGACTTGGCTATGTGGATGGTTTAGAGGGAGCCAACTGCCGTCATATCAGGACCGCTTTTGTAGACGGCGTGATGGAGCGGACGTATACCGACAAAGAACTGGAACACATTGACGACGGGCATGATGTGGAGTTTGAGGGCAAACGTTATACAGCTTATGAAGCTACACAAAAGCAACGCCAGATCGAGCGGACCATCCGAAAGCTGAAGCGGGAACAGACTGCATATAAGGCGGCAGGGCTTGAAGAGGACGCCCAGACGGTGACAGCCCGCATCCGGCGTCTGAATAAGGAATACAGAGATTTTAGTAAAGCTGCGGGCTTGCCATTGCAGCGGGAAAGGATGCAAGTTACATACCAATCTTCAATAACTGATGTCGAAAAGTTTTCTGCGATAAAAGAATATGATGGAAAGATTTTAATCAAAGAGAAGTTTTCGGATCGCCAGTACGTTGTAGAGGCAGATAGGCCAATTATATCAGGCGCAAAGCAGCACTTTTGGGATAATCTCGATATGAAGCCAGACCGTGCAACATTAAACTTAGAGGCAGCACAAGAGATCATTGATAGCCACAGGCTGACGTTATATCAAACAGATAGGGAAACCTTGAAGTTCCTTGCGGATAATGGATATGTTATACTGAATATGAAAAAAGAAGTGGTTACGGTTGTTCCTGAAAAACTAAGGAAGAAGTATCGGGATTATTTGGAGGGGAAATAAAATGGCAAGAAGTCCAATTTCGAGGCATGATTGTCCGCTCTATGGACGAGAGACAACTTGGACCGAGTGTGTAGAAGTGCAGGAAGTTCGTGAAGATGAAATGGATGCGAAATGGTTGCGTGAGCCGTTTGATTTGAAAAAGGCGAACGAAGTCTGCGAAAGGTGCAAGTGGTATGTTGTGGAGGGCGGCACGTGATAAAAGAGATCAAGGGGAAAATGTGGTACTGCTGCCCACATTGCGGGAAAGCTCTTTTTCCAGTCCGAACAGATACCAAAATACAACATATGCCATTTCGGTGTAAAGCCTGTAAGCACGACATAGAAGTAAATATCGCATAGAGCCAAGAGCCTGTGAGCCAAGAGCCATCAGTTACCGAGAATTCCTCGGTAGTTGGTGGCTCTTTCATTTTTGACCGACCCGAAGTCGCTAAACTACGGGAGATTCAATTAAATTTGGCTATCCGCAAGCCTAAAAGTGCGGGGCGGTTGGTCACGGCAACGACCTAAAAAGCCTAGCCGCAAAGGAGAACGCATGAAAACAGAAGAACTGCTTGAAATTGGACTGACAGAGGAACAAGCGACAAAGGTTTTGGCGATCAACGGGAAAGACATTGAACGATACAAAAAGGCGGCAGATACAGCAAAGGCGGACCTTGAAGCGTCTCAGGAACAACTTTCACAGAGAGATGCGGATATTGAGAAGTTAAAAAAATCTGCCGGTGATGTGGATGGCATCAAGCAGCAGTTGGCTGACCTGCAGACCAAGTACACCACGGAGACAGAGCAGTATCAGAAGCAGATTGCAGATCGTGACTATGCAGATGCTGTCAATCATGCGATTGCCGACAAGGGTGTAAAGTTCAGTTCTAAAGCCGCGGAAAAGGCGTTTGTTGCGGACCTTACCGCCAACCGCCTAACGCTCAAAAACGGGGCTCTGGAAGGGTTTGAAGATTACCTGAAGGCGCAGCAAGACAGCGACCCAGCTGCGTTCCAGGGGGACAAGCCTGCCCCGTCGTTTGCAAAGCCTGTTGGCCCTGGCGGGCCTCCTGCTCACGAGAGCAAAGGAGCCATGTACGCCAAGCAGTTCAATCAAATGTACGCAACCCAAAATACTACGAAGGAGTGAAACGAATGTCTCATTTTTACAGAGTGAATGGCACTTTTCGGCCGAACTTCCTGGAAAGCGAGGTTGGGCTTGTCCTGAAAACCTATCAGATTCCAGCTTCTATGGGCGTGGCGGATGAGTATGGAAACAAAATCGTTGCCGCCGGAACTGTGTTCCCGTCCAATGATGGGAGCGCCGCGGGTATCGTTTTTGACGATGTGGATGTCACCCACGGCGACCACGAAGGGAGCGTCATGCTGGCTGGCCGTGTTCTGAAAGAACGCCTAAATATCCAGAGCGCCGCCGAGACACCGCTGAAAGCGGCTGGGATTGTGTTTGTGGATGCGCCCGAAGTTACCAGGGGATATTGCCTGACCTATGAAAAGGACGATGGTACAGGCACGCCTCCGGTTGATACCCATGAATACCAGGAGGGCAGCTATGCTCCTGTATCAACCGATTATCCGCTGACTAAAGCGAGCAATACACAAACCGGATGGGCGCTCTCCAGCGGCGGGCCCGCCCCGCGGGCGTAGCCGCACCAGCCGCGCCCGAACAGCAGCGGGCCGAAGATCTTTGCCACGGCGTAGTGGATAGTCGCCGCCTCGAAGGTGCCGAGAAACAGATAGTACCAGAACCCCTCGATCTGCATATTCTCGCGGGAGATGACACCGAGGTACAGCAGCATATAGCTGCCAACTGCCAGCTGCGCAAAATGGCGGGCATAGCGTTTCCCGGCGGGAAAGAGCGCTGTTCCCCATGCCCTACAGCCGCCCCGGG